CTGATACAGAATATAAAATGACAGGTTTACTTAGAGTACTTGATGAGTACGATTTAGATGAAGATGTTATTTATAGCATTGAGAGATTTTCTCTTCTGGCTGATTTACCGCCAGAAATTAATTCCTTAGTGTTAGAATATCTTATTGGAGGGGAGTTTAACAGCGGGATAATAGAAGCTGTCGAAGCTCTTGAGATAACCACTGGTCTTCATGATGATACTAGAAGTGGTTTACCTAGAGTGATTAGACAATCTAGTTTCCCTTATCATCCGAGATTGTATCTCGATGACGGTGTTGACTTACGTGACATAGATGAGGTTGATGATTGTGTTTATCAAAATACCATGACTATTAGACATGCCATGTGGTTTAAAAGATGTGCTTTAGTATATTTAGTACATCTGATACCGGCTGTTGAATCCGCTGGGTTGGAACAACAAGTTAGTTTTCCTCTCTGGCAGATGTTCATCCTAACCCTCCTAAGCGCGGTATTAATAAATGTGCTAGTAGCCTATAAACGAAAATGTTTTAGTGTGATTGTGTGTTTATTTAGATGCGTAGTGTGGGCTTTAGGCTGGTTCTTCACCCTCACCGGTGTAATACCGTTTTACAACTGTTGTCAGGGACTTATGTTTAAATGGAGCGTCTCCAGAGCGAGAAGGAGGCTTGAAGTCTCAGCCGATAAGGTAGGAGTTCTTCATGATGAGATGAGCGACGAAGTCGCTCATATGATCGAGACACGTACTACTAGGAAAGGCACTGAGTACACTATCAGATTAGCAGGCAGGTATTACCGTTGCGTAGAACCTGATGATGATGATTCTTATGACAGTTTGGAAATGGCTCAACCTAATAGTAAGTTGGTGAACTCTGAATATAAACCAGTCGGAGCCATCTTGTTGACAGACGGTGAGAAATACACCGTTATAGGGGGTTTCTTCAGGATACGCGAGTTCTTAGTAACAGCATCTCACGTGGCAGAAGTCGTAGCTAATACGGCTGGGACTTTTGTGTACGCGAGTGTGGTAGTGGACGGAGATCGTAGTGTTATACAGAAGAAGTACCATAAATTAAACAAGACTGACTTTGATCATGAACAAAATGTAATTTCATATCCCGAGCTTGACTGCTTTGCGACGCCGAAAAGTAACGCGTTTTGGTCCATAGTTGGCTTATCAGCCCCCAAACTATCTAATAGTTTCTATGGTCAAACTGTTATCTCAGTAGGATTACGCAATGATATTCTAGTGTGTGCGTTGGGTCTTACAGAAAAACACCCTAAGTGTTGGAAACTTAAACATAAGGCCACCACTCATCCAGGTTTTTCTGGATTTCCTCTCTTCCACGGAAAAGGAATTGTGGGACTACATTTGGGTTCATTAACAGACACTAATGAAATGATTAGAATAGAAACAATAATCAACTTATTGCCCAGACTCGAATCACCAGGTTTTATAGCATCAGAGTATATAACAGGAGATCGTTTCGTGGATGGAGCGTTAAGTCAGTATGAGGACTATTTTGGTTATGAAATTGGTGTCGATCGCGAGGGTAGAATAAAATTCAAGCGAGGCGATAGATCAGTGACCATAGACGTAACTGTCGATGATGTCAGAAACGATCCAGACGTCTTAGGAGATCTTCCAATATCAAATTTTCCGAAATTCTTTGACCAGAGGTCCGTAAAGGAATCTGGTATAAGTGTTAGGAATGCGGCTTTGACGTTGGAACAATCCATGATGGATGAGGATCCATACGATGATTGCTCAGCAGCTCTGAATGTCTCCATACCGATACCTGAAAAGAAAATACAAGTATCAAGGAAGAAACATAAGAGAAAGAGTAAGGAGTGTGGTGAAGTTCAGATTCTGCCTAGTGATGGTGTCGTGTATCTAACAAAACTACTTAAGATGAGTGTTCCTAGAATCAGGAAAGAAAACTCTCTTATGACGAAAATCCTAGATTCAAAGATCGAAACTCTTAAGGTTCATGGTTTTGATAAAGGCCAATACTCTTGGCCTAGATTAGACGACATAGCTGAGAGAGTGTCGTTGGTTAAGCATTTACAATTGTATCACGATAGAGTGGAGTCCGTGCCTGAGATCGATCGGGGGAAGAATCCAAAAGTGCGCAGCATATTAGCACGCATGTTAAAGGATTCAACTTTCGAAGCTCCTATAGGCTATAAAAATCGGGCCAATTTGATAAATATTATCAATTCGAGTGATATAAATGAGACGAAAAGCGCAGGCTATCCGTACGCCGCAGAAGGCATGGCTAATATTAAAACAGCCATAGCTCGGAATGCGGGCACCGAAGGTATAGCGTCCATTGTGCTATCTAAATGGGATGAACCCCTTATTGTAAGAACATTTAATAAGGGTGAACCACATAAGAAAAAGAAAGTACAGGACCAGATGCTTAGGATAATAGCCGGTTTTCCGCTACATAAGACGATTAAACATATATCGTTGTTTAAACCGTTTCTCAAGGCTCAGGTTGAGCATTGGGTAGATAGTCCAGTGAAGTATGTTTACTCGCCACTTGTTCCTAATGCTAATCAGCATCTTAAGGAGTATTTGGGAGAAGGCCCCATATGGTCGAGCGACAAATCTAATTGGGATTTCAATATGTTCGGTAAGTATTATGATTACTGTTCTGATCTCATAGTAGACCTGGCTGTAAAGCCTAGGGGTATGTCTGATGATGAGTTCGTTGAGTACAAGTTGGATGTGCGTAACGCTGTGCAAGAAGTTGCTGAAGCGTCTTATGTCACGTCTGATGGTACTCATGTGCGACCTCGCCACCCTGGCATTATGAAGAGCGGTTGGTTTTTAACTATTAATGGTAATAGTGTAGCTCAACTAGCTATTCATATAGAGATCTGCTTGTCATTAGGTATGACGACTGACCAAATATTGAAAACTGTGTGTGTGTTTGGTGGGGACGATGTTGTCCAAAGGGCTATACCTGGTAGGAGAGAGGAATATATAGCTGCGGCCAAGAAACTTGGTATCATTCTAGAGATAGAAGAGACTGAGAGTTTTGAGGGCTGCGAGTTTTTCTCCCACAGGTTCAGCACCCGAGGACGTTATGTTGCCGCCGTGCCCACTCGTTTCACGAAGCATGTTGAGAACTTATATAGGGCTACTTCTGGTGAAGAAGCTAGTTCATTAACTTCTCTTATGCGTGAGTGGATTTGGGATGATGAAAAATATTTGTTTTTCCTAGATCTATTCATGGAGTTACGGGAGAACGATCCAAATAAATTTCTACTGAAGGACATCCCTAAAAGGGAAACGTTGCGAGCATCGCTAAATGGCGATGAGGTAGGCTTGGGTCGTAAAACTCTTTAGAACTTTATGGATAATTACACAGGTCCTTATTGGAGTGATGGGAAACTCCAAAGCAGCGTTGAATTTGGTCAGAGTGCCCCTTTATCAGCGCTGGATGCTGAGAGCCGATTACATGACTCAGCTTATAAACACTACGAAGACTTGGAACATAGGATGGCTGCGGATGCTATTTATGATTCCCGGGTGGAAAAGTTAGGTGGCCTAGCCAAGTTTGCCGGTATGGCAGCCTTGTATGGGAACCAAACACTAAGAGCCGGGTCTAATTTAGCTGATTACGCTAAATATGGTCCATTAGGATTAGTAGTGGGATCACTTATCAATGATTATCACTTAAATGATTATATGATGAATGTTGATAAGTACAAGAAAGAAATACTCGCCTATTACGATACCGACCCTGGTTGGGCCGGTAGGGGCGAGACGCCTAGCAGTGAGCCTAAGCGTGTTGTGCGCCGATTTGCGGGAGGAGATGATTCTTCTGATATCGGCATGGGCAAAATAGTTGATTACGCTAAACCAGGTGTATATAGCACGAACAACGGAACTTCGTCTAGTACTGTCTATAGTGGACTGGGAGTCGAATCACCTCAGCCCACCAACATGTATCCAGCTCACTACAGACGTGGTGGTAGGAGGCGTAAAAGAAGAGTAAGATATGGCTAAGAAACGTAGAGCTAATGGTACTACCCCGATGAAATCGAGGAAACCAAGCAATGTGAATAGAGTCATTAATGAAATTAAACAGATGGCTATGAATGATAAGAACGTGGCCAAAAAGAGAACCAAGAACATACCAAAAGTTTCGGAAGCATCTCAATTTGGGCCAGTTAGTACTATTGCCACAGCTCCTGTTGCAATAGGTAATTCTGTTAGAGGAGCCGCGAAAAACATAACTCGTACTAAGGCTGGAGTGCGAATTAGAGGGCGAGATTTTATGTTTGCGCCAATAGGCACCGTAGCAACAGTCACGAATTGGTCGGTCGTGGGGGGATCACCCCTTACCCCGGCCGCTTTCGCGGATTCCATAATAGCCAATTACCAACGCATGTATATGCGATTTAAGTTTCATTCGTTCGTCGTACATTATATAACTAGTTCACCAACTAGTGCTAATGGAGACGTATTGTTTTACTACTCTAAAGACCGTACATCGGTCTTTTTGAATCAGACCAGTAATCAGTTTCTTCCTTTTATTTTCACGGATCAAAATACTGTGATGGGTCCTCAATGGACTAATCATTCAGCTAGATTCGCTGTTACAGGAGATTGGAAATTAACTGACTATGGTATGCATGATGGAGTAGAAGAGTACGCCGATGGTGAACTGTTCTTACTGTCTAAAACTTCCACTGTTGACTCACCAGGTTATGTCATATTTGACTATGATCTAGAGTTTGCCGAGGAATGTTTTCAACCTCGGTTGTTAACGTTTCCTATACCTCGTATACAATGGAGGAATATCAGTTTTGGCCTTACCACGACAGCTGTCACGAAGGATAGCACTTTTTATGGAGTTATCCAAGGTAGTAACTTGAGTGGAGTGGCCTCGGCCATGCCTGCAAACACAGCTGTTGGTGATATTTATAAAATCATTATTGATGTGACTAACAGTGATGTAGCGTCGTGGGTCAATGTCACAGCATCTAATCTTATGGAGGATGCTGTTTTCAATGCTGATCAGGCCTTTGTGATGACCGATGGTTTCACAGCGTATGCTGTTTGGAACGGCAGTTTCTTAAACTTGTTCCAAAACGCTACCGCAGCTTATGTAGCGCAGTCTCTGCTAAATCCAGCATCGAACGGTAATAGTTCATTAGCTTATGGAGTGGCAGCCACTGTTACATATACTTTACAAGCATGGGTTAGCTATGTGGGTTCTGTAACTCATACTGCTAATTTACCAAACTTTTAAGGTAGCATCGTCCGCTGAAGACGTGAAACTCCAAGAGAGACAATCCACTGTCTTCAAATTGAGAGGTTCCCAGCACCGGGCTGGGTTGAGCCGTGTAGTCCTACGGCCTAAAATAGA